TAAGAGACCTAAATTAGCTTGATCTATATTTCCTATTTCAGTAAATCCACCATTTGATGAATTTCTTATTTTTAAAATATTTGTAGAGGTATTCAAAAAGGGCATACCAGCTACACATTGACTCGTAGCTAAATCACTAGAATTTGAATTACTTGATTGAATCGCAGCAAAAACAGCATTTAAATCAATTCTTACGTTTGCTCCTGAGGCATTTTCAATTGTGTAATTTGTTACGGCAGCCATAGTTAATAACTATTTTTTCTCATGTTAACCTCCTTTACCAAAACCAACAGCACTATAGGTAAAGTTCCTATCAATACTAGCATTACTTGAGTTCTTAAAATGAACTGTAAATCCAGTTCCAGATATGCTACTAAGCTCAAAATAATCACCTGATGCCATATTTTGTGGAGAGATATTAACAGAAGGTAAGAAACTATTTAGATTACCTAAACTAGACGTTCCAACAAAAAATGGTGCAGTAAATGTAACGGCTTTTGCTCCTGATCCTGATGCAATAACAGACGATTGTTCTGTCCTTGATGGCATAGTTGCCGTGTATCCACCTTGCTGTAAATTCATATTTTGAGCACTATCAGCTGTTTCTAGGATAATTCTGAATTGAAATCCTCTTGCTTTAAAAGTTCCATTAGCAAAATCATTGAAATCTGAATATGTTGGAGAGCCACTAGGATCATCGGATGTGGTTCGTACAGCTATTTTTGCATTGGCATCATTAGCAACAGTTCCATCAAAATCTGTCCAAGTATCTATATTATCTGTTCTGTTATCAAACAAATCTCCAGTATAAAAACCAACTCCTTGAAAATGACGTTTTAAAGTAAGAGAAAATACACCACCAAGATCCAAAGTATCTTTGAAGTCATAAGTACCTCTTAAACCTCTAGCAACAGAAACATTACCAGTATGAGTGCTTCCAGCGTCCAAAACTTTTTTTGCCGTAACTGTGAAGGTATTTGCATCTGGCACAGTAACAATAGTAAATTTTCCGCTTATCGCATCTCCAGTTGAATAAGTAAATTCTAAAATTTCACCTACGCTCAAACCATGTGAACTAATCGTACAAGTTACTGTAGTAGAACTTGTTGCCTGGCTATACGTTCCAGTTATAACTGCTGCTGGGTTTGTAAGAGTTAGCCCACCTTGAGTACTATTGTATTGAGTATTGGTAAACAGGCTACTAGTCGTATTGTTCCAAGTGGGAGAATCGGTGTCTTCTCTGTCTGTCTTTACAGTTATAGAGTCTAATAAATCAACAAGAGAAAGATTTACACTAGCTGCATTTTCACTAAATCTACCTCCATCATCTTGAAATTTAAGTAGATATGTTCCAGCTAATGCTGGAGCTATAACTTCTGTTGTGTTGCCAGATACAGCCTCAATTACATCTTGTGCAGATTGAAATGTAGCAGATCCACCAGTTTGATTTGTATGACGTACATAAACTCGACCTCCGTGAAGAACATCGACAGCAGAAGCTTGAGTAAATCTTAATCTTACAAACTGTTCATTTATAGGCTCAATAGTTAAATTAGCAACATCTTCTGGTAATGCAGTTTTACCTATAGCAGTAAATGTAACTTCGGCTGGATTTGTCGATAAACGTAAAACATTACTATATGAAAATACTTGAAATGTATATTCTCCTGGAGGAGTGTCTAATAGTTCAAAGTCACTACTAAAAACAACTTGTGAAACATAGTTTCCATTTTCTATTTTGTAATTAACTAGATATTGCGTTACTCCTTCTATTGGCTGCCAATCTACAATTAATTTACTTCTAGCAATATTATTTATAACTACCGTTCTTTCAGTAACAGTAAGGCTACTTGGAGGTGAGGGTGGTACATTTAGTATGCTTACAGTTCTTGTAGGCAAAGCAGTATTATTTTCTATAAAGGCAAATTTTCCCTCAACGTAAGTTAGAGCCGTAATCGTATAGTTAAATTCATCTGATTCTTCTACATTAATAACTTTAAATAGTTGAGTTTTTAAAGTCGTACTAGATATTAAATAGGGAGAATTGGTATTTGGTGCGGAAGAAAAAGCTGATGCAGTTGTACCATCTGGTTTCGTAACACTATTAACAGTTAAAATACCACCTGTATCGCTGATATCTGATATTGTGCCTACTTCAACTGTTCCATCAGAAAGAATAACACTTACTGTAGGACTATCATTTAAAGCTGGTAAAGTTGTTTGTGCCTCGGCATCGATAGTAACCGTAGTAGTTGTTGCAGATACTACACGACCTCCTCTTCTTGCCCCTGCCCTTACTGGATCATTGATTTCTATTACAGAACCGGGTCTTACAAGTATTCCTGAGTCTATCGAAGTTGTAAAAGTTACGGTTTCAGATTGATTTTGTTCAGCGAAAAGAATTGAACGACCTAATCTTGCAGCTTGATTACGGGAAGTACACGCATATGCTTTAACTGTTTTCAATATCACTCCAAACTTTGCTATAGCAGCAGCATCTTCTACAACTTCAAAATCTACCTCCCTAGAATCCATATTAAAATAACTAACTGATATAACACTATGCCTAGTTTTTAAACTGCTTCCTGAGTAACTAAATCCATTTTCACCTACATTTGCTAAGTTAAAAAGATAACTAGCTGTTGTTGGTTTGTCTTGGACTAAAGTAATTCCACCAGCCGACCATATTGGCATACAATTCATTGCCCCAGCTATATCGTTGATAGCGTTAAAAGCTTCTTTTGGAGATTGAATATTTACATTGCAACTAAACCTAGCCTCTTTTGCACCAGATCCTGTTCCATCATCTACTTCTTCGTTTGAATATTTACTAGCAGCAACGAAGCTAAATAAATCTAAATTACTATCTTCTATATGATTACCTAGACCATATCTCTTGTTTGTAAGCAAATCAAGTAGACACATTGCTGGGCAATTTGTGTAAACAGCTGCACCCATAACACCATTAAAAATGTAACCACTTGGATAAATTATTCTGCCAGTTGCATTATCTACAGTTGGAGTACCAGAACTTGATGCACCTGCTCCTGGTATGCGTACTTTTATTCCTCTTAATCTAAATATTCTTTTTGGTATTCTATTAAATTGCTTACTATCCATTCTTAATCCAACGTAAGCTACGTTGGGATAAGTATTATTATCGTCAATAACTTCTTGAAATCTAGTGAACTGAAAAGTATCTGCCAAACTTAAACCAGCATTTGGA